ATCTGCGGTAACTGCTTTGCTGGCTTCTGTGGTTCCAAGTGTGGTTATATCAAGATAGTTAATCTCTGCTGTGGTAGCTGTTACACCGTCTAGTTTATTTATCTCTGCTGTTGAAGCAGTTACGCCATCAAGAATATTTATCTCAGTCGCAGTTGAGGTGACCGCCACATCCTCGTTAATCTTAGGCGAGGTAAGCGTTTTGTTAGTCAGTGTATCTGTCGTTCCTGTACCCACCAGAGTTGTAGTAGCCGTGGGCATACTAATCAAGGCTTCAGTGTGATTGATTACATTCGATGCAGGAATCACAGCGTAGTTACCCATGTAACCATGTGCGCTGCATTGGTAATACAAAATACTGGGCGTGTCTTCGTCTACGTCTATTTGTGTGTATGCACCACTGCTTCCTGGTGTTCCGCTAGTGGTTACGCCTGTCGTATAAGCCGTTGTCTTGTCTGCATCTAAGTAGAATCTAAAAGGGTGGCCGCTGTTTGAACTATCTGATTGATCGAACTTGTAATAATATCCGCTGTCACTCGTTACATTATCAGCACCGTTTAGATAAATAGCCGGAGCTTCCAGCCCATCTAAATAGTACCCCAAAGCACTGCCATCACCGTTATACACATGTCCTGCGGTCTTACTGGCTACTGTGACTGTAATGGTTATAGGCGCAGAACTACTGCCGTATTTACCGCCAATCGCATCGACAGAAAATACTGTGTCGGTGTTTATTAGTCCCTTTGATACTTTAGTTAGAGCCATTTATAATCTTCCTTTCTCTCAAGACTCTTGTTCAGCTTTTGCTTTTGCTTCTGCTTCTGACTGAGACAAGCCCTCGCCAATATGAACACTGACTCTCCAATTATAATTTTCTGTTTTTTCTAACGCATCTAATTCAGCTTTAGTTTTTACTTCCGCATCTGCTTCAGACAAACCTTCAGAAGCCATATAACCTTCTACTTTTTCTTGATATGTTTTTGCGTAATCTATATCAGGACGATCCATCGGGTATTTGTTATCACCTTTCCAGTTTTTAACGCTTGTCCAATCTCTAAGCAGTTTTCTATATCGCTTATAGATGTTGTGTTCTGGATGGTCTGTAACAGGTACGATCCAATCAGTGTTGGAAAGCTCTCCATTACGCCACTCTCTTGCTCCTAAATCAGATTGCTCTGGCACGAGTTCATATTTCCCAGAATAATTTGCTTCTATAAAATCTTGAGAGGCAATGAGAGTATCTATCACTTTTCCTGAATCGTCTTTGATATTAAATCTCATTCTATATCTCCAAAATTCTGATAAATATTAAACCGTTGCCGCCTCTCCTTGCATAATTCCCATAGAAACCTTGGGTAGCAATTCCACCGCTACCGCCACCAAAATAACTACCACCGCTATCACGATTGTTATAACTAGGTCGCGTCAACCCTCCACCGCCTCCAAAGTCTGACCAGCTTGCATCACTACCTTGATTTGCAGCACCGCCAGCACCATTGTAAGCTGTGTATGCTGTCAGAGATTGCCCGCCAATTTGTCCTGAAAACATATTTTGTCCAAACGGCATTTGTACGGTTTGAGCATCAGTGTGGTCAAACGATGACGGATTGATAAATGGAAACAAACCATTAGAGTTTATACTTGAGTAACCATTTCCACTTGTAACGTCATCTGCGGCACAAACTCCTCCACCGCCTCCGGTTGTTTGATTTTGTACCACTGAAGATGCAGTATTGCTGTACGCACCAGCACCGCCAGTTCCTCCACCGCCAGATGCTCGTCCTGTGGAACTAGCCGTTACATAACAGTTTACTGCTCCTCCTGCAAATGCGCCTTTACCAAGGTTTAATGCTCCACCACCAGTTGCAAAATAACCTCCTGATCCTGATGATCCAGCCGAACCGCTTATTGCTCCTCCTGCGCCTCCAGTGAGATTAGCTATGTTACCGCCTGTTGCAGTACCACCTGCGCCACCAGCCTTGCTAAAACTACTCATTGAGTCATGCTCAGAGCATAGTCCTGCCGCTCCACCATTTGCAGTCATGGTTGTTATGTCGCTCCCAGAAATAGAAGAGTTACCTCCTGCATTCCCATTTGTTTTAGCGTTTTCGGCTAATGCGTGTTCTGCCCCACCAGCGGCTATTGTCAAGGTGTAAGTTACGCCAGAGGTAAAATTAAGTCTGCTGATTGCATGTCCTCCGGCTCCACCGCCAGTTGCCATAATTATAACAGGCGCACCACTAGGATTGCCTCCATCGCCTGCCCCTCCTGAACCTCCACCGCCTATTACATTTACTAGTGCTGTGCAATTAAAAGAAGGAGTCCAAGTAGTGCTTTTGGTAAAATAATAATCGAATAATTGTGTTTGTCCGTTTACTCCGACAAGAGCCATTGTATTCTCCTAAATCTCTAACCAACCAATTGTGTCATCTACATAAACCAACTGAACTCCATTGCCACTCATTAAGGTAGCATCGGCTGCAACTGAATTAATTTTTTGACTTCCGTTTCTACCGATAGTGACTGTGCCGCCTCCAGTTGCCTTTATAATTACTGTATTTCCAGCCGAACCTGCTGGCAAAGTCATTGTTAAAGCACTCGTTTTATTGACTACGATCTGATCTTTATTAGACAAAGTGTAAGCATCTGTTTTTACAGCCCAATCATTGTAAGCCCCTGCCGATAATGTCGCAAAAGTTGGAGGCGCACCTGCTCCAGCGGAAGTTAATACTTGCCCTGCGTTACCTGTTGCCACCGCCACAGGATTACCTGAAGCATCGTAACTAATAAGGTTTCCGTCTGTTCCACTTGCCATCTTAGCGAGAGTCACAGCATCGTCTACAATAGAAGCCGTCACCACCGCATCCGATGCCAACTGATCAGCACCCACGGCATCGTCATCTATTTTCGCCGATGTTATCGCATCATTTGCTATCTTGGCTGTAGTAACATTTAAATCTGTTATCTTAACCGTGGTCACTGCATCCGTAGCCAACTTATCTGCGGTAACATTTGCATTTAATATTTTAGCGGTGGTCACTGCATCAGTTGCAAGCTTCGCAGTCGATATACTTCCATCTGCCACCACACCCACAGAACTAGCGGTGAACGCCATGACCTCGATACTTGTACCATTGGGAGGTGCTGTGCTAAACGTCAGCGTTGTACCCGACACAGCGTATGTGCCTTTCTCTTGGTAAACACCATCAATGTAGACCTGCGTATTATTTTCTGTAGAGGGATCAGCAGATAAGGTAAAGGCTGTGGTACTGCCGTTACCTGTAAACTCGTTTAGAGATACGTTAGTTGCACCAGAGCCGCCTATGTCTCCCCAACTGTCGGTGTAGCCTTCAAACGCACCTGTTGTCGTATTGTATCGGAAAGCTCCTGCGACACCTGTTGGTCTGTTTCCTGTAGTCCCAGATGGGACATAAAAAGCCTGTGCGCCAAAAGCCGCTGCCGTAATATCGACAACTGCCGCACCTGACCCTGCTCCGTCAAGATACACAATCCTTTTTGTGCCGTTGAGGATAGTAATCGTAGCACCCGATCCCTGCTTAATAATAATAGACTGACCACCGCTGGTCGCATTCTCAATGATCTGTACTCGCTTGAGGGTATTAGGAGCGATTGTGATAGTACAAGCAGAATCTAATGTGCCTGTATACTGAAGATGTAAAGCTCTAGCAGGATCTGTAGCTCCATCTGCTACTGTGCTGGTGTGAGTATCAGCGTTGGTGGTTATAGCTTCTGTGCCTACACCTAACGCTTCACCAATAAGCTCAAGCGAGGTGTTGGTGCTAGTACCCCAATCAGCATCTCCGTTAGCTGGTTCTGCTACTCTAAGATTGTTTACGTATGTTGATGCCATAATTTATGCCGCTATGTCCGTCCAATTTGGTGTTTGTGTGGTTGATATAGCTTGGTAGTTAGGTGTTTGGCTAGGATCTACCTCAGACCATATACTTACAGAACTGACTGCTGACGTACCCGCTACACCTGTAACACCTAATGATATACCTCCACCAGCCGTTTCTGTAGTGTTACCAACCGTAGCACTGGCTGAAACCCCAGTAACATTTATCCCTGTTTCGTCTGTAGCAGTAACGCTACCTAATGCGCTAGTTAATCCGGTAAACGCTACGTCTTGGTTATAACCGCCTTCGTTATAACCTTGAGTTATACTGTTATATCCCTCAAAGACTATGTTTACATTAGACATTAGGCAATCCTAATTATCGCGCTACTTGCGTCTGCGGTTGGAAAGGTTATTGTAAAATCCCCAGAACTAGTTGTTTTATCAGTACCAAAGTCTAATACTGCCACTGCCCTGTTTGCAGAACCCGCTGCGGTTGAAGAATTGTATATAAGTGCGCCTCTGGCCGTTATACTAGAACTACTCCACGTAGTATCTGCAAAATCTACCAATGCCGTGGTACTTGAGGTTGTAGGTGTTACATTTGTTAGCGTATTGCCCCCTGCTGAATACCCGGTTCCAGATGCTTGATTGCTGTCAGCGTAAGCAGTCGTACCCGCCCCAAGACTAGCACTGCTAGTAAACAAAGCTATTTTAAAAGTATTGCCCGAACCAGTAGAAGTAGTGGTGCCTCCACCAGAACCATTAGTAAAATTATGTATACCCTGTAGTATCTCTTGTTTGAACGATGTACATAATGCTTGCGATATAGCCATTATAGTTTCCTCAGTGTTTCAGCCACATCAACGTGGCCTTGCTTCTTAAATTCATTATAGAGTGTAGTTCTATCACTTTTAACAGCTTGATTCAAAGCATGTACAATGACGTAGAACATCCTTTCTCTAAACGCTTCTGCCTGTTGTCTTAGTACAGGGTCAGCACTATCTGCAATGTTTATAATCTTAGCCACAGCGTTTGCCGCTAACTCTTCAGGGGTGTGCCCTCTCTCGTTAGTAGTTTGTACTTCAAACCCTCCTACAGAGGCCGTTACTTCTACATCAAACATACTAACCTACACCCATCCTATATTGACCAGAACGATAAGCGTCTTCTCGTAACTTGTTGTCCCCAAGGGCACCCAGTAAAGTAATCGCTTCCATGTACATTTTTTGATAGAGAGCGACCATATCAGCTTCACCTTTCATAAAACGTATGGCTTCTACTAAGGCTCCGTTTAACAATGCGCTATCAAAGTCATCCCCTAACCAAGATGTACTGGCGGTGACTATTGATTCTGGGTAATAACCGTAGTGAAACTCCACCTCAAATGCTGCATTAGGAGTCGGGCCGATAATTAAAGACTCATCTGTAAAAAACGCATAATGTTTGGGTACCCCCGTTGTAGCTGGGTTGGGATAAGCTTCCCGCATAAAATTAACGTCTTTGTTTAAGAGATAGATATACTCACTTGAACTTATAATAGCTAAAGAATACGACCACAAAAAATCAGT